AAACTACCTCGAGGACGCGGTGTAACCGGTTGTTCATTTAACCGGTTATCCAAGTACCGTGTCCAATCATCTTCGCCTAATTTCTTGTACTTAAGTGCAAGATTAGGACGTTTCAGATCGGCTACGGCACCGGGACCGTGTTGGAATTCAACATCTTGATATAAGATGCTGAATCTAACATCGTGCACCCTTGGAAACCATCTCGATATGATCAGTTTCTCTTCATCTGTTGGTAAAACAGACTCAAGAGACTGTTCAATACGAAGATAGTCCTCCATAGCCTTTTGCCTCAAGTCTGGGACGTCCCGAAGGGACAACCTCGACAAGAATACAAATGACGTATGGAGACGCCGAAAAGTGTCTGTGGATGTTTGATCATACCACAGCTCGATCAACTCCCTGAGCGGGAATAAGATATTACCCGCTCGGATCATTTTACTGCTGAGATGGCGTTTAAAACCATCGTAGGAATCAGGTTCACCATTAATACAATTTTGTATTAACAGTTTATCTGCTTCCTTAAGCAGCCCCACCAAATCCATAAGGTCTGTATTAAGCACATATTGCACGTGCTGTTTTACATTCCAGGATGGTGGTGAACCGTAGGGAGTAGTGAGGTCGACCAAAGTCATCTCCCACAAAAGGATAGCATCTTGCGCAGAGCGCAAATCGCGACCCTTTAGTGCGTGAGACATCCTTCGGACGGTAGTGCGCCGAACGAGACGTTCGACGTCTTTCCAAGTCAGGATAACTTGGTTGATCCGGTTTGACATATCTATTACCTCCTATAAATCTAGGGGTAACAGACTGCCGCGGAATAAGGACTTTATGCGACCGCTATTTACTGTACCTGTTTCAAACAGGCCAGAAACTAGACGACCGACAAAAGCCTTAATCATGTCAGCGGTGATGTTTTCATTCGCTGGCAACTTCAATACGATATGTCCTTCAATAGGAAGGGCAACTTCGTAAGAAGTATCGACGGAATCAACTACTGTCCACGTATCTGTCAACTGGCAGAGCACTGATGCTCCACGCCGAGACGGAGAGTAGAGAGTAGTGTCAATACCGGTATTGCGATAAATGTCTTTAATTTCATTCATCGCAAAACGATACTTTTCCGGTCGATCGATCGGACTTGTTAAGTTCGTGATAACGGCCTCACCAGGCTCGTTTTTCCGAACTCTAAAGTCCGCTCCGAAGTTAACTAATCCAACAGGAATAGCTAACTCTGTAACACCGGATATGGGTGTATCTGTACGATTGTACAGGACACTTTTGGCCATAATAGGCCTCCTTTCTGTGCGCTTTAAACACGCACGGTAAGATATGGCTATCGTCGTCGCAATTTCTGCACGATAATAGCCGTGAGCTCCGCAATGTTGTGGAACTCATCTGGTGAACCAGACCGGAAGAGTGGGAGGTCGAGTGTTTCTCCTAAATGTCTTCGATAGATAATTAGGGATAAACACCCTGACCATCTACTCCCCTCCAGTAGACCTACACGGTCTATTGGAATCGAATCGATCACAGTTTTCCTCGTCTTGATGGTACCGAGCACTCTTAACGTATTGAGATACGTATTAGAGTCAATTCGGTCCAACGTCCGACTGAAATCTGTAAACCAATCGACCACAAAACTGTACGGAATTAAATCCCACACGTTTTGTAGGGTGGGTAGTATGTCCCAGTCCATGAGTGTCTTAATAAGTGACAAAAATTTGTCGTCGACGGGTGAATAGTAAATCTTAAGATTATACTTATCACTCACACCGACCCCTTTTAAGGGACCTTTCTGACACGAGGACACGCGCACGTCCATCGCACGACATACAGAATATGATTTCTTCTGTTGTTTCGGCGAGAACGTTTTCCCAAGAGCACGACCTAATTCTCCTGAGTCTCTGAGAGTTAATCGGAGACCGTATTTAAAGGAGAGCCAGGCATCGGCTAATTTCTTCATTGACATACGACCGTGTAGGATATCCAAGATGGAATCCACAGCACGACGTAGAGTCAGAAGATCATGGGCATAAGCTATGGAATTAATATCCAAAGCTTGCGCGTTTTGTACTGCGACGTCAGTGAGATCTCCCCATACCTCCTCAGGAGGATCGGGAAGACAATCCCCGAGTCTTTTCCCGTAAGCATATAATGATCGTTTTATACGACCAAATAGCTTAGTGGGATCGGGGGACTCACCCAAGACTGGAAGTACTTTCACTGTTGCGAAGCCACCAGTCGGATAGACGTCTTGAAACGTCGTATTCGACTTTTGAGCCCACAATCCAGTGTTCGCACTTCTGGACTTGATCAGAGAAGGGCTCTGGACTTGGAACTGACTAATATCAGACCAATTCCAGTATTCCTTTCTGAGTCCGTCGTAGAACGAACAATGGACGATCAGATAGTCGTTGTCCCAAAACCAATTAAGATATACAGCCGCAGGTGCAATACTGCGTTTGTACCTCTTATGGCCATGGTACACTGCACTACCTGAGTGTCCGTACAGTATCACAATATCATAGATTTGTGTAACTGTACCCCTCGTTATCGACTGAGTCGGATAAAGGTAATCACCTTGTTTCCGAGTTCCGCTTTTAAAAGCGCCAGTCGGTAAAAGTACTAGAGTGCCTTTCCAATTGTAATGAAGACAAGCTTTGTCTCCTTTCCAATCGGGAGAACCTGTAAAAGGTTTGCACCCTATACTTTCTTCATAGGCATTGGGGTCATAAATAACCCCAATTGAAAGGGTGAAGTTTGCTTCATAACCAGAGAAGCTCCTCGCCCACCCAGTGAAGACGAAGGAATTGTTACTAATGGAACACAGGTCGATCAAATAATCACCTCCCTTCCGGCTATATCCCATTAAGGGATACTGCGGCGGTAAAC